TTATCTAATTCAATTGGGATATCTAAATCACTAGAACCTTTTAGAGATAAGTTATTAACAATCAAACAATGGTTATCATCTAAGTCAAAATTAGTCACCAATTCAAATTCGAAAATAGGTTCTTCATCACTGTTTTTACCTACTAATCTACCATTTAAATAAACATCATTTTTATCCTGATAAGGCTTAACTAACAATTGTGCCCAAAGTCTATCGTCTGGTAATTTCTTATAATCAGAATTAGACTTCATCTCTACACGGATAATGTAACCATTTTCAGAACGACGAATACTATACTTATCAGAAACAGTTAATGAGATAGGAATCTTATTGTTACTTTCATTGTAGTATTTCGTAATGGCTTTAGGTGAGTCTAGATAATAAGCACGTAGTTTAACAGTATCGTCTTCATTATCAACAACATAGTGAAATGGTGAATAGAACATTTCTTTACTATTCACTTCTTTGGCTCTATTTTCAGCACTCAAGTACAAGATACGTTTGATTTCAGTATGGTCTAACATAGACATCTTACCATTATACATGGAATAGATGGAGTTAGGCATAATGGTTACACGTTTCTCATTGTCTTTCACTGTACCAGTACCCACTAAACCTGAAATAGTAGTCGTCAGTGTTTCAATAGAAGCAGCCGCAGGTGTAATCAAATCAGAGTTCTCTGGTTTTGGCATACCACGTACTGCCCAATAAGCACGGTTAGTGACATAGTCTACAGATTTAATAATCTTAAAGCTACTATCTAAAGAATGGTCAGTTAATGCAACATGACTAACAGGAACTTCATTAGGACCTACAGTGTTATTAATTACACGGCTGCGTAGTTCCTCAAATGTCAGTGGGTCACGACCTTGGTTAACATAGTCTCTACTAAAGATAATAACACTATGTAAAGAAGTTAGCGCACTACTGAATTCATCTAGTTCACTGTAGTCACGATTTTTAGAACCTTGTGGGAAGAAGTCGTAACTATATTGGTCTAGCGTATATGCATCTAAGTTCATGTCTATCTTACCTAAGGTAGTATAGATGTTTAATTTAACACGACCGCCTAATGAACCAGAAACCACAGGGCTTGCTGCTGGATTAGTTAATTGGTTATATACTTTAGGAATAGACATCGACAAAGTAAAGTCTTCTGTATTCTCTACTAGTTTTAATACAGCAGTAGGTTTATATAAATCGTAAATATCAGGACAATGGGTAGTCGTCATCTCTTTCCATTTAGAAACACCATCACCATGAAATACTCGAGCATAATAGTAGAAGTCATCAAATGTCTTAGATAATGTAATATTCATGTTAGCAGTGATATTGTCTTCAACAGTAATCTCACGTACTTGAATCATTTCCAGTACAATAGAAAGACGTTTAGCACCAGCCATTGCTTGAGATACTTCGTGATAAGCAATATTACTAGACAATGTTTGGATAGGTGATTTTTCAGTAGTATCGTAAGTTACCCTAAAGCCACCGTGTTTTAATTGTAAAATGTTGACGGGATAATCTAGTATAAAGTCAACTTCACCTACAGTGATTCGCATACCTCGTGGAATCCGCAATAAGTTACCACTACCATCTGGTAAAGGTTTTAATACTTGCAGGATTTCACCATAGTCAAACGAAACAGCAAACTTAGCTTTAGCCGGTAAACCAAATACACCCACCCAATCCAAATCACTTAAATGATAATATAAATCTTCATGAGTTTGAGCAGATACAGGATATTGTCTACGGTTTAATAACCATGCTTTATTTACAGCACCTGCTGTTTGCATGGCAGACATTTCAAGACATAAAGCAACAGGGTTTTCTGCTGAGATAATACCGAGTTCATTGTCTAATACTTTTTGAATGGTCTTTAATGCATCTCGTTGCAATCGTGCTGGAGAAGCAGAATAGCTAGATACATTTTCTACAATATCCGAAATTAAATCGGCATGTACAGCTTCAGTCATTTTTTAATTCCTCTAATAATTAATAGGGACCAATATTACTTAACAGAATAATATCTTTCTTGGCTTTTACCATATCCTTAGTTGTCCACCATTCTAGTTCACGTGAAATAGGATTAATTCTAGGATAACAATAGTTATTAAATATTGGTTGGTATTTCTTAGACACTTTAACGTAGAATCTTTCACGTCTTCCATTTGCCATATTTGGATTAAATAATATCACAGTATTATTAAATTGCTTAATTAAAATTTCATCTAAATAAATCGCACCAGAACAAGCAAATTCAACATCTACTGTTCTATCAACATAAGGTCTAGGATTATCAGTTGGGTTAGAATAATCGAAGTAAGGACCGATGTCTACGCTTCTTGGAATTGCGTATCCAGTCGCACCCATTTCTTCTACGAACGTTCGGGTCTCATCCATTATGAGGCGATAGATTCTACAAGTGTAGTCCATTCTGCCGTTACCTAAATATTCAGGCCATGGCATCATGCCATATGTTTGATATAAGACAAAACCAATATATTGAATCCAATAGTAATACAGATATAAAGTAGCACTGCCTTTCATGGCGTGCAAGCTTAAGTTTAAACTATATTCTGTATTATAGGTACTAGGGCCATCTGCCATGATGTGTACTTCTTTTAGAATACCGGCAGGTGTACTGTGGATACCTAGACCACTAGAAGGCCATCCTGTTAATGATTTTACTAAGTTATCAGAAACAGCAATAAAAGGGTAATTTGGGTCAATCAGATTAGAATTAGGATGACGTGGTAAATCACTTTTACCTAGTGAACCACCATATTCAATTTCTTCCATTCTTTTCGCTAAACGTGGTGATAGAATCATTCGTATAGCGTGCATCAGAGAATTCTTATTCTCTGTTAGTAATGGTACCATCTTTCTTTCAATTTTAATATTGGCAGAAGATAAGTTTAAATCTGGTCGAGTAGTAAAGATATATCCTGGTTGATTGGTATTTGGTTTAATCATGGGTGTGTTAGCAAGAATATTAGGACCTTTAAAGGTATCTGCCATTGCACTTGACACACTAAAACCATGTTTCATTTTTACAAGATGGTCTATAAAATCAACGGTATTGGTAAGAAATTTTTCGGAAAGTCCTGTTAGCCTACCTTCGCGTAGTTCTTGCTCTAAGAACTTTTCGACACTATGTACAGAATCTGACATTTTATTTTTAACCTTTCTATCTAAAAAGGAATTCGTTATGGATATTGTAAATATGGGTATGACCGCTGTAAATGCAATCGGTAATCAGCTTAAAGCAAATGCTGCTAAAATGATTGCAACTGATTATAACAGCGCTACTTCAAAATCATTATCACAATACACTACAGAATTACAATTACGACCTACGTTTGCTATTGAGACAGAGTTACTTAATGACTCCAATATGGGTACATTAATTCAGACAGGTCTAGCAAACTACGCAGGTTATTATATTGTTGCTTTGTCCATTGATAATACTATCAATGGTGTAAGCATTGGTAAAGCTCTGGGTAAATACTCACCTACACGCGATGCGGTAGGTGCAGCTGTTAGCATGATGGGCGATACAGTAGCAGTTGTATCCACATCTTCATATAAACCGGCCATCGTTAGTGGCAATACTACCTTGTCTACATTGAGTAATAAGATTAGTGTACCAGCAATGATTCCTGATTTACCGAGTAAATATTTGGCTAAATTAGAGGTATCTACAGAGGCTACTTACCACCCTGCTGTTAATCCAGAAGATGATTTTGGTGATATTGCTTTAAATGAACGTAATCAACGTGAAGTAGCATCTACTTCTATTCACGAAGATGTGACTGAAGAAATTAATAAACTGGCTAACTTAGGTGCTGGTCGTATTTTGACAGTAGATGTATCTCGTGATAAAGCTAAAGCCACAGTAAACATCCTATTGAAACCAGAACTGAAATCTATTCGTTCTAACATGATGGTTGAGATTGCGGGTATTACTAAGAAACCTAAATCCATGCGTGAGCGTTTAATTGCTTACTTTGACCGTGGTACCATTAATTCTGCTTTTGACTTATTGGTTTGCCGTGACTTGATTGAAGCACACCGTCGTAACTTAGTAGAAGACACTACTGGTTATTACGAGAAAACACATAACCGCAATGTAAATAATAAAACTGCCGCTATGTTAACAGGTGAGTTCTCCGTAGGTACTGTTGCGAATACTTGGATTATCTCCGATGCCACACGCACTCATATCCAAGCAACTATTGGTGCTAAATTAGATAACAAACGTGCTCGTGATAAATTCTTCGAAGAATCTGGTATCATGACTCTGATTGTTTATAATCAAGACTACCAACGTATTTTCATTTACAATCACGGTATTGACGATGTATCTGAAATTTCTATGAACTATCTTGAGAAGAAAGCTAAATCTGATTCATTCGACATGGATGTATTCAAAATGCTCTCTCAAGGTTCTGCACCTATTATTTAAAAAGGATATTTAACATGTTTGGTAATATTTTAAGTAGTTTAATGAATACCTTTAAATCTGATGATATTTCAGATACCTTAATCGATACACGTAATCGTATTCGTGATGGTGCTCTTGAAGTGGTACAAAGCTGTATCCAAGATACTCAAAATGTAGACTTCAGTAAAAACATGGAATATAAATCTACACTGGCTGCAATCCATCGTAACTATCCACGTGGTACTGCAAAATTGGAATTGTTCCAAGCTTATGGTTTAATCTTGAATAACTGCGATAAACACTTAGATGAATTGATTGGCTTAGTAACAAAATACTTTACTAAAACAGTGGATAAAGATTCCATGACTTATGCTCGTGGTCAAATCATGGCTCTAGGTAAGACAATTGATTTCGTAGGTGATTTTATTCCTAAACACTGCCGTTATGTTATTGTTAAACAAAACGAACTAGCAGGTGGTTTGAAAGCTGAAAAAGTAATATCACGTGGGCAAATCAACTACATTAAAGAAAACACTGTAGAATTCTACAAAGCATTGGTTTCTTTGGCCAGTATTAATATTGGTGAAATTGAGAAGATGTTAAAAGAGATTCCTGATGTGGTCATCAGTGAAGATGGTGCTGAAACAAAAATGTTTAAACAACATAAGCTAGACCCATCTGGTACTTTGAATAACTTCTTATCTGCTTCGACTAATCCATTTTATTATATTGGTATGGCAATTGTAGATTATCAACACAACAAATATAAATTGGCTAAAGAAGAAGTAGAATCCATTAAGATTGAATTGGAAGCCATGAATAGCCAATTGGCTAATGGTCAAGTAGACGCTTATACTGAACGCCAACGTGACCTAGCTATTGAGCGTATGCAGAAGTTAGAGTATCAGATTTCTAAATACGAAGAAAAAGCACGAAATACCAAATACTAAGAAAGGAATAACAAATGCATATTCAAGAAAAGAAAGTCATTTATATTCCACGTAAAAAGTATCCACTAAATAAAAGAAATACCTGTATGGATGATAATGTCCGTTGTTTCCCAGTAGACAATACTCATTCCACTTATGGTTTGGTTTATAATACTCTTTACGAGATTGAGCAAGATACTAAGAAATACAATGGCTATAACCAACCTAATACTGTTTGTAATGGTAAAGGTCCTGGCATTGTATTTCTAAATGGTATTGGTGATGTTGATATGGTTTATCAAACTTATACTCGACATCCAGATTGGTTTAAAGGTAGTTCTTTAGAAGCACTGAAAAACCGTGAGACTGTTTACAACCTTACTTATAATCTATTAAGTAGTGACTGGTATAATTTGTTAAGTAACTACGCTTCTACTGGTAAATTGGGTTATAATGAATTCATGACATTTGCTGATGCCCTAAAAGAAATCGGTATTGTTCGTCAACCTAAAGACAAACCAAGATATACGTTGAAACAACACTCTCGTCGTCAAGATGAATTCTATACTGAACATCAAATTACTCATTTTGAACTGGGTTCTATTATTAAATATGTTCCAGAATTACATGGTAACTTTGATGACATTGTATTTGGTGAACCAAATAAAATCAATACTGCTAATCTAATTCGTCATTGTATCGGGTTTGGTGGTATTGGTTATTTGGTAGAATTGTTGAAAGTACTGTATGGTACTCGAACCATAGTAGGTTCTGACCCTTATTATTTACTATTAAATAAAAGTAAAGACTATTAAGTAAAGGTAGAGAATAATGGAAAACGATTATATGTTGCTAGGTACTCGCCTAGTGGTTAAGAAATAAGTTAAAAGGAATATAAAATGAGTTTATTTGACTTGTCTTTAGAAGAAGATAAAAGCATGGTAACTTCTGGTGTAGAAGGTGAGTATGAAGAGCCAGAAGAAGTACACCCAGAAGCAGCCGGTGCTGAAGGCGAGCAGATTGAACATTTGTCACGCGTATTAAACACCATTGATTCATTAGAATCTGCCCGTGTTACTTACATGGAGATGAAACGAAATGAAGCAGAATATGGTATTGAAGGTATGCGCGAACTGAATAAAGTTCTTTCTGAACGCATCACTATGGCATACCAAATGAATGGTTTGAAAGAAGAATTCCCTGTACACATTTCTACAGAATCTTTCTCTACACTACATGGTTCACGCAATGCCATTACATTAGCATTAGAAGAACTAGATGGTCGTATTCTTGGTTTGTCCACAGAAGCAAATGGTTTCTTCGACCGATTCTGGCGCAATACTAAAGAATTCTTTGGCCGTGAGTTTAACCGTATCGAACGTATTAAAGACGATATTGTTAAATTAATTAACGACATTGAGAAAACAGGTGATTCTAATGATGCTGGGCCATTTGTTGTTAAGAATGGTTCTGCTTTGACTATTGATGGTAAATTAGCTATTGATAAAGTAGTAACTAATGTATTAGAAGGTGTGAAAAACCAATTTGGTAATGGTCGATTCATGGAAGATTATTTCTCTGAATTAGAGCAAGCCTGCCATTTCTTCGATAAAGCAAATTGGAGTGATGCCAAAGGTGTTGCAAATACTATGGAGAGAAAAAACTTCTTCAAGCTAGGTGCACCATTTAGAGAACTACCTTCCCGTAATGGTAAGTTCAATAATTACGAATGGAAAATTTCAGATTTGAACTCAATGGTTGTTCCAATGCCTAAAGGTAGTGAATCTCTGATCCCTAGTCACCCTTATTCTGATAGTAATAAAATTCATAGAGAACATTCCGGTAATGCAGCTGTTAAAACTTCAGCCGACAGACAGCTACCTTATATTGGTAAACAACAATTGTTGAAAAGCTTGAATAATTTCCTGAACTGTTTAAATGATTTGCCAGATGCATCTCAATTTAATTCATTGACTTCCAATATGAAAAAACGTATTGGTCAATTAGTTAAAATGAGTATTCCATTGAAAAAACATCAAAAAGACAGTACTGATTGGAATAGTGAAGACTGGAAAGCTTTAGCAGGTGGTATTATACTTCCAGCCGCGATGCTTATTATTTTGGGTGGTCCTGGTCTCATTGGTTTGGTTACTGTTAGAAGTACTGCTACATTTGGTAATTTAGTACAACACCTTATGTCATCAGATGCTAAACAAAACATTAACCGAAATACTACTCAAGAAGCAGATGGTTTTGTTCGTGGTGGTGTTATGGGTATTGGTTACAGTGTTATTAACGGTTTGTTCCTGAAGAAATATACCAATTCGTTTGAGAATAAAGTAACTCTATTTTTCATTGGTGTTTATCGTGAGTTATATACTGTTATTAAATCAACAGCTAATGCTTTGTTGAGCTACGGTTATGCCTCTATCGGTGAATCTAATAAAATCTAAACATTAGATATTTAGACACTACACGGATATCCGTGTAGTGTCTATTTATTATTATGTTTTAATATATTTTAGATTTTTTTCAAACATATACTACTATAGTGGAAAGAGAGAGGAATCTTTCTAATTTAATTCTTTCAACAACCAATCCTAAGGAGTTTATTATGTTTTTGACATTAAATGTTACTAGAGAGATTTTCGAAAACTGGATTAAAGTAGCAAAAGCTACCCGTGAAGCGGATAACTACTACGACACACCTCATGGTCGTAGATATATTTCTGGCGAAATCTTTCCACCAATTGTCGCTCGTGTAACCAAGTTTTACAATCGTGAAGACAATGAAGTTAAGTGTGGTTGGGTTACTAACGACGATGTAACACAATACACAACCTGTGGTGGTAACACATGGGGCATGAAAGAGGAAGGTGATAAATATATTGCCTACTTCAGTGGTCGTCGCAGCCGCATCAAAGACTTCATCAACATGATGAAGGACTCTGACCCATCCTTTAAAAAGGAAATGGCTAAGGTTACTATCCATGAATCAGCAGCACCAGCCGATATGAAGTGGTGGGAAATCAAGGACGAGTATCTTGCTCGTAAAGAAGCAGAGAAAGCAGCTGCTAAGAAACGCGCTCAAGAAAATCGTCGTAAAAGCGACCGTCGCTTTGCCAAAGAGAATAACCCGTTCTCTATTTTAAAAGGAATTAAAGCAAAATAGAATTATTTAAGTACAGGGTCTAGAGAGGTACTACCACTATCTCTCTAGCTTACTTAATTCTATTTACCAAACAAACGAAAGGAAAGAGATATGAAAATCATCAAACAAATCAAAGTCAATGCCGACACATTCCAAAAATGGGTAGAAGCGTCTATCCCAGGATTGGAACATGGCTGGTGGGAAATGTTTGTATCCCACCCAGTAACACCATCTGAAAAAGATGATGTATGGGACATAGCTCTCAAATCGGCAATGCAATCTACAGATGTTGAGGTACGTAACATCATCGGTAATGGTGATGTTATGGGTTCCCGAAAATCCGGAGAACATTTCCACTGTTTCTTCCTGGGTGACGCAGAACGCGTTAACGCCCTTGAAGAAATGATGCGTGAAGTCGAAGAAAACTTCACGCTCGACCAGTGGCGTGAAATCGCGGAAGGGATAGAGGTTAGTGTAGACTAATCTCTACAAATAAGATAGATACAAGTAAAGGCGGCACTGCCACTGCCGCCTTTACTTATTTAAACTATCTTATTTTTTTTATTTTAAAACACATAGTAAATCTATTAGAGAGACAGTAAATACTGTCTCTCTAATAAACATTACTTTTATTTCTTTTTTAATCTAATTTAGGTAAATGACCTTTTTCAGTAGCTCTCTTTAAGTAAGACATAAACTTCTTACCAGTTAGCCAAACATCTTTATCTCGTTTAGCAGCTTTTTCATAAAGCTTTTTAGGTAAGATGTTTTTAAAGCATTTAATCATTTCAGATTTATCCAAATGACTAGCATAATCTTTAATGTCACTGGCTTTACCAAACATACCAGAGAATGCAGTGTGAATCATGATAGTAGAATCTGGGTTAACATCGTACTTACAAGCCAATGGTAACAATTGGGTAAAGATAACAATCGCTGCTGAACAAGCTTGACCTGTAATGTATAACTCTAAGCACCCACCTTTCTTACTATATTCTTGGATACAGTAAATAATCTCATTCATGATGTGTACATAACCACCAGGTGAATTAATAAAGAGTTTAATGGTTGCGTTAGTAGGGTGTTCTGTAATGATATGTAAATCGTTTAAGAACTCTTTCTGTGTATCATCGTAAATACCACCAGAAAGATAAAGAGAGTATGTTTTAGCAACACTGTGCTTAACAATGGTGTTAGATAATTCTAATCCTGCCATTTTAATTTCCTTGTTTAATTGATTTTGTGGAATCATTTAATGTAATATTATACATTATAATATTCCCTCTGATTAGCATTAAATACTATCTCGGTAATATCTTCGTCTATATCCGACATATAGTAAATTTTACCGGTACTACCACTAATATCTAAATTAGTAGTAATACGTTTTAAGATGAAGTCTTTAAAGTTATAATTACAATAACCGTCTTCTTTAATCATGGTAGAAATCTTAAAATCAAATAATTGTGAAATTCTACCATCTCTATTTTCAATAAAGAAAGTAAGTACATCATCGTGATTAAATTCAGTGATATATTCACCAATATATTCTTCAAAACGACAGAAATTAGTAGCAAACCAATCAGCACTAATCTGACTTATCTTACTAGATTTAAAAAGCTCTGTAAGGTAATCTTCGTAGTTACCCATTGTTTCATTTAATTCGTTAGTTTTCTCTTTAATTGATTCTTCTAAATCTTTTATCTTAGTCAAAAAATCATTAATTTTATCTTTAGTTTCCATTAGTTTAATTCCTTATTTAGAAAAATCAATCTTTCTAATATACTCATTGGTGTTTTTTGTATAATAAATAGAAACACAACCGTGCTCAAGTCTACTAGTAATGCTAAAAAGATTAAATTTTTTGTAGTTAATGTTACAGTAACCGTTTCCTTTTAACATAGTAGAAATTTCAATATTAAACAATTCTGTAATTCTACCATATTTATCTTCACCGAAGAATGT